AACAAGATACGTTAAAGGAATACTTCAAGAAAGACTTTGGTGTAGATGAGATACCTGCTGAAGAATTGAGTGAGTACCTATCTTCTGATTTACATGCAACACAACAACTTAGTGATGCTATAAATATAAAGTTAAATACTGTTGAATACTCAGGATTATATCCTACTGTTCTATTAACTAATAGAGTTGCTATAACATTGGGTAAGATATATGAGAGAGGTTTTAAAGTTGATACTAAAGCACTAGATGAAGTTAGGTACGAGTTTGAACAAGAGAAACAAAACATAGAGCAGAGACTAAACAAACAAGTACATAATCTTATGGGTGATACACCTATCAATCTTAATAGTCCTGAACAAATGTCTTGGGTTATATTCAGTAGAAAACCCCATGACAAGTCTATGTGGGCAAACAACTTTACTCCTTACATGGATAAGAGAGAATATAAAACTAATGTTAATGCACACTCTACTATTGTTTATAAGACTGATGCACAACGATGTAAGACTTGTCTAGGTGCAGGTCAAATAAGAAAGGTAAAGAAAGATGGAAATCCTTTTGCAAGACCCACTAACTGTACTGACTGTGGTAGTAGTGGCTACTCTTTCATTGCTAATAATGCGATAGCAGGACTAAAGTTTAATGCACCTGATTCTAAATGGATTAGTGCTAATGGCTTTGGTGTAAGTAAAGGCAATCTGTCTATACTACAAGGTGTGGCAAGAAGGAATGAGATGACTGATGCTCTCAACTTCTTGACAGATTTACAACGATTATCTGCTCTTGATACATACTTATCCTCATTTGTTTTTGGGATTAGTAATTATCTGAAACCTGATGGTATGCTTCATGTACGTCTTCTACAACACAGAACATCTACAGGCAGATTCAGTGGTGCTGACCCTAACATGCAAAACATGCCTAGAGGTGGTACATTTCCTGTAAAGAAAGTGTTTGTATCACGTTGGGAAGGTGGTAAGATACTTGAAGCAGACTTTGCACAGCTAGAGTTTAGAGCTGCTGCCTATTTATCACAAGATGGAGTTGCTATTGAAGAAGTCTCTACTGGTTTTGATGTACACTCGTATACGTCTAAAGTTATTACAGATGCGGGTCAACAGACTTCTCGCCAAGATGCGAAAGCACACACGTTTGCACCACTCTACGGAGCAACAGGCTTTGGAAGAAGTAAGGCAGAAGCAGCCTATTACACACACTTCACAGAAAAGTACCAAGGAATCAAGGCATGGCACTCCAGATTGGCTTCGGAAGCTATGAACACTGGTATGATTACCACACCTTCAGGTAGGCAGTTTGCTTTCCCTAATATAAAGAGATTGCCTAATGGTAAGGTGACTAATTTTACACAGATAAAGAACTACCCTGTACAATCATTTGCTACAGCAGACATTGTACCATTAGTCTTGATGCACATGGATAATAAACTACAGACTGTTAAGTCTTGTGTAGTCAACAGTGTGCATGATTCTGTTGTTATTGATGTACACCCGGAAGAGATAAAACAAGTTATATATCTGATAAGAAACATAAATAATGAATTAACACAATTAATTGAAAGCCATTTCGCAATCAAGTTCAATGTACCTCTACTATTAGAAGCAAAAATAGGTGACAACTGGCTTGACACAAAAGACGTTGCGTGATATAACTATGAAACTTAAAAAGAAAGAGAGGTTCACCTATGAGTGATTTAATAACTATTGATACCAATAACTATGCTGCTATGGCAAAAGCTATGGGTATTGCAGGAGAAGATTCTTCTGGACCAAAGAAGAGTAGCACCCTTCCAAGACTAAAAATACAACACAAGCCTTTAATGGGCGAGGGTGAGATGAATGGTAAATCAGTAAAACTTGAAGTGGTTGATGGGGGTAACTATTCCCTAGACCCTCTAGATGGTAATATTGTTTATGGGTCATCGGCAACTATACGACCTTTTATGCAGAGATATATGTATAAGAGATACATTCCAAACTTAACGGCTAAAGCAGGTGACAAAAAAGGTGACTATGTTAAAACTGTTATGGCTGATAGTTTGAATATTGACTTGAAAGATACTAGTGGTGGTTTTAATTGTGGGAAGCCAGCAGGTTATGTAAAGGACTTTCAGTCATTACCTACCCATCAACAAGATTTACTGAAGTCTATAAAAAGAGTTCGTGCTATCTTTGGATTAGTAACATTGAATGATGCTAAGACAGCTAGTGGTAAGCCTGTTGATTTGCCTGAGTCTCCTTTCATATGGGAAATTGATAATAGAGATGCCTTTAAAACTATGGGTGTTCCTTTTACTAAGTTAGCACAAATGAAAAGATTGCCAGTGCAACATAATATTACACTTACTACAGAAGGTAAGAAGTCTAATAATGGGGATACGTTCTACCTGCCACAAGCAAGTCTTGACACGACTACTACAGTTGATTTATCAGACGATGACCAAAATACTTTTCAAGACTTTATGTCTTGGATACGTAACTACAACGAGTGGGTAATTAACACTTGGAGTGAGAAGTCTACTAAAGATATAAGTCAATCTGATAAAGATACTGTTGATAGTTTTATTAATATAGACAGTCAAGAAGAGGTAGCATAATGCACCATCCAGCAGAATTGGCGATTCATCGTTATCTTGAAAATGCTACTAAAGGTGAAACTCGTATGAGTGAATCCACTATTGATAGAATAGGAGAAGAAATTAAAGATGCTTTGAAACGCCAATTTGCTGGTGGTAACAAGAGGGATGAGTTTAGGTTTCGTATGTCTAATATAGGCAGACCGTCTTGTCAGCTATGGTTTCAAAAGAATCATGCAGACAAGGCATTACCTAAACCCACCACCTTTGTTATGAACATGATGCTAGGTGATATTGTTGAAGCTGTATTCAAAGGTCTGCTAACAGAAGCTGGCATGGAGTACATAGATAATACAGAAGTAGAATTAGACTTAGATGAGAACACAAAGATAAAAGGTACGTATGATATCGTTATGAATGATGCAGTTGATGATATCAAATCAGCATCTGATTGGTCATACAAGAATAAGTTTGAATCATTTGAGACATTAAAAAGTGGTGATAGCTTTGGTTATGTTGGACAACTAGCAGGGTATGCAAAAGCATCAGGACATAAAGTAGGTGGTTGGTGGGTTGTAAACAAAGCCAATGGTCAGTTTAAGTATGTGCCAGCCGATAGTATGAATCTAGAAGAAGAGCTAGACAAGATAAGAGCTAGTATAAAGATAGCAGACTCAGACAAGTTTGAGAGATGCTTTGAAGCAGAGCCTGAATATTTTAGGAGAGTTCCTACAGGTAATACAGTACTCAATAGAAACTGTAACTTCTGTGATTTTAGACATATGTGTTATCCAACTCTTCGTGAACTACCTGCTCAAATGTCTCAAGCTAAAGAGCCTAAGATGGTTCAGTATGTGAAGTTAAGAGGTGAGATGTAGTGTCTCCTCATAAAGTAAGAAGAGAAGCACTAAAGTATGGGTATAGGAGTGGTTTAGAGCATAAGATTTCTATGGCTCTTGATACAATAAATTATAGTTACGACTATGAGAGTATCAAGATAGAATGGGAAGATTTAGCATATCGCACATACACCCCAGACTTTATATTGTACAACGGAATCATAATAGAAACTAAGGGTAGGTTTATGGCAGCCGATAGGCGAAAGCACTTGGCTATAAAGAAACAACACCCAAAACTAGACATTAGATTTGTATTTACTAATAGTGGTAGCAAACTAAGTAAGGGTGCAAAATCTAGTTATGCTCAATGGTGTATTAAACATGATTTTAGATATTATGATAGAATAATACCTGAAGATTGGCTAAAAGAAAAAGGCAAGAATACACATTCAAAGTTTATTAAATTTATAGGAAGTAAGGTAAGGAGAAAGTAAATGAAAAAAGTTAAGAGCAAAAAAATATTACCTGAAGACTTTATGATTAGAGTAAACCCTCATATGAATAGTAAAGGTAAATGGAATGGTGGCATTGAGTTAGCCATAATACCTAATGAAAACAATCCTTTAGACGATGATGACTACTATCAAGTAGAACACATATGTAAAATGCTATGTGCTACTTTAAACTATCTAGAGGTAGAGCCTAAGTTTAGAGATGATATAAATGATTATGTCGCTAATGTACTAGACAAAGAATTAGAAGAAGCGTATAAAGATGATACTAAGAAGATAGAATATACAGATAATGTTATACAAGTATCCTTTAACAAATCACCTAAATGAGACACATGGAGTACATGAAGATGATGCAAGAGAAACATGATATGGTCAACAGTCCTAGTCATTATAATGAATCAGGAATAGAATGTATTGATGCCTTACAAGCTATGTTAGGTAAAAATTTTGATGCTTATCTTCAAGGAAACATTGCTAAGTATTTATGGAGATATAAATATAAAAATGGTATAGAGGATTTAAAGAAAGCACAATGGTATTTAAATAAACTTATTGAGGTCTATGATGACGATAAGAGTTAAGATAACAGCCACCTTAGATGTAGATTCTGAGGATTACCCAGTACCTGCCGATGGCGATGTAACAGAAGATTTTGAAGATTATGTACGTGAACTTTTTTATGATGTTGACGGTACAAAAATAGTAAGACTAAAAGTAACAATGGAGAGATAAATGAGAAGTAACTACCTGCCAACCGACTATCAAAACTTTATTGCACTCTCTCGCTATGCTAGATGGCGAGAAGATGACCAACGTAGAGAGAATTGGGGGGAGACTGTTGATAGATATTTTAACTATATGGAAAACCATTTAAAAACTAATCACAGTTATACTATAACAAAGGCACTTAAAGATAAGCTTAATGATATGATTACATCATTAGGTGTTATGCCTAGTATGAGAGCATTAATGACTGCAGGTCCTGCATTAGATAGATGTCATGTTGGTGGTTATAATTGTAGTTATATACCTGTAGATAGTCCTCGTGCCTTTGACGAATGTATGTATGTATTGATGTGTGGCACTGGTGTAGGTTTCTCTGTAGAAAGAGAAGTTGTAGATAAACTACCTATTGTTAACGAGCATATGGAACAGAGCACTACGGTCATACATGTCGGAGATAGTAGACCGGGATGGTCAAAAGCATTACGTGAGTTGATTGCTGTATTGTATGCAGGTCAAATACCTACA